CATATGATGCAGCTTCACCATTAGAGAACATATTTTCTACTAACTGTTTTGCTATCTGAGCATAAATTCTACTCTCCACATTTCTCAAAAATTTGGCAAGGGTGGTGTTATCTGCTTCCCTTTCTGCTTTTGCAATTCTATCTTCTATGTCTTGTGCTATCTTGTCACGTCTTGATTTTTCTTGATTCTCAATTGTAAGATAGTGTGAACTCTGTCCTATTCCACTGAAAGAAGGACTTTTGAATTTGTGTACTATTTCGTCAGCACTTATACTAAGTGCAAAACAAATACTAATTATTACTACTGTCGGTTTTATCATCTAATGGTTTCCTTTTCTTTTCGTTCTCTTTATATTCAAGAACAACATCAACTTTTTGTTGAAGTCTAATCAAATCTTGGTCTAGCATTCTTACTTGGTCAATCACTTTAATCAATGCAAAGTGTTGTTTTTCAATTTCGGGTTCTAATTCTTCACCCACAAACCACCAAATATAGTATACAAAGTATCCAAGTCCAACCATCATTACGATTGGAAATCCATATTCTGATATCAGTTGTGCAATTTCTTCCATAATTAATCTCTTCTTACGTCAAGTTTCCCGTCTTCTATAAAGTTCTCTGCACGTGCAACTCTTTCTATATCGGGCTTAAGTTCTAATGCACTTGACACTAGTAAGTCAATTTTAATCATTTCATTAGACATTGTTCTTGCACGATTTTCCAGTGACTTACAGAACATTGTTAATGTTTTGATATCATCCACAACTCCTTCAAGTATTTGTTTGATAACCGTAAAAATAAAGAAACCCATCACTAGACTTCCAGCAATAGGGGCTCCGACTTCACTTATCAATCCAAATATATCCATACCTTTATTTATGATAATCGTTTAGTAGAAACACAAAAAAGGGGTCATAAAGACCCCTTCTTAATAACTAAGTGTGCTATTTCAGTTTCGCATGAATTTCATTAATAACTGCAGCTTTAGTACCCGATTTCTTTACTTTAAGATTTTTCTTATCAGCAAGTTCAATCAATTGGTTTTTAGTTAACTTCTTAAGCTCTGCCTTAGATGTTATACCATTACCATTTTTATCAGCAACTGGTGCTGTATTACCTTTTGCAACAGATGACACTGGTGTTTTACTTCCTTTGTCTTTATTAAAGAAATAAACAATACCTACTAATATTAGTATTCCTGCTATAATTTCCATAATTTATCTCCCGTTATAGTTATTTATCCAGTAAAGGATTTTTGTCTTTTGCCTTACCAATTGCAAGTGCCAAGACTTCCAAGTATTTATACACTTTTGCCCAGACTTTATCGTCTTTAGGTGTCGGTGTTAAACTTATGATGAGTCATGCAATTGAAATAACAATCGGTATAATCATCAATAAGTTCCAAATTCCCATAATAAAAGATACAATGCCTGAAAACATACTTTCTCCTATATTAGTTATATCTAACTAGTATTTAGGTATTTTTAGTGTTGCCTATGGAATATTTTGTTGTTAACTTCCATTCATTCTTTTCTTTATGAGGAATAATTTTAATTTGGGATAATGGTGCGATAGGTTCTGAAACCATACTTTCGTCTACAATTGATATAAGTTTCCATTGTTCTAATAATTTAACAATAGTATTTCTTCTACCTATATCAGATTCATCTATGCTTGTAGGTTTACCATCTAATTTGAATAGTTCTTTGAAGTGTGTGATATAGTATTTACCACGTTTGTGAAGTATGTGGCATGACTGGAACAGTTCTTGTTCTCTTCTTGATGCAACACCTATGCGTGTAAGTGTTTCTCTTATCTTTAAAAAGTCGTCTTTTTCGGGGAATGTTATTTCTACTAAGTCTTTGACTAGAGTTTCATTCTCATTCATTGTTTTGTCCACCTGTTTTCATTCTCTTTTTCAACTCACGGACTTCTTTATCACTTAACACTTCCATGTATTCTTTTGCTTTCAGTGTTGAAATTTGATAATAGTCTTTAATTGTGTCTAATTTTTTACTAAGATAGGGTTTACTCCATTGAGAAAACCTTTGTCTTTTCCTAAGAGTATTTAGTAAAAAGAGGTATTGAAGACGGTGGTCTAGACCATGTCTACAATTCATTTCATTAGTAAAAAATAAAGAATCTTGGTGGTAAGATAAGGATTTATTTATAAGGAATGGGGCATATGCTTTCTCTTCGACATTGTCAACCATGATATCTTTTTTATCATAAGAGACTGACTTGACAAAGTCAAAAGGATTGCGTTTGACCATTAAGTGTTTCTTGAATAAGCATCTAAGAGGTCTTGACCTCTAAGTGTTGTTCCTAACATAACTGTTTCGTTTTCTGCAGTAGTTCTTTTGACACTACCGTCATTGTGTTCAATATCAAGAACACTTTTACCATCTTCGGTATCTTGTGGTCTAGTATCATAATGCATTGAATCCAATGAATGAGCATGTATTGCTTTCACACCCTTTGCCCATGTTTCTGCTTCTATTTTAAGTCTTTGCAGTTCGACTCTCTCATCATATTGTGTCATGTGTTATCTCCGTCTCTATATTCTACACTATGTTTTGCAAACATTTTGTTTGCTTTTCTTTTCCATGAGTTTTCTATTTGAATATCAAACCATCTAGCTATCCATTGTCTTAGTTTACCCATTACTTAAATTTACACTCCGACATAATCTCTGTTAGACATGCAGTAAAGTTAATCTCTGAATCCATTGCAAATGCAGATTTGTATTGGTAGTCTGCAATAATTAGAACTGCAGCTGGTATAGATGTTGGTTCCAATCTTTGTTCAAGTGCATTGAATACTTTTCTGAATAGTGCATTGAAGTCGTTATCAGAATTAGTTCCAACCCACTTTCTCATTCCACTCCAGTTCTTTTCTTTAATCATATCAATAAGTGGGGTGAACTTCTCTTCTGACAAAGATGATAGTATACCCGAATCAATAACACCACCAACCCCATATCTCTGAATCTCATTTAGAACTCTTCTGAAGTCGGGAAAGAATCTCATAACTAATTCTGCAAGAACCTTTTCGTCTGCTTCTATGTTTTCAAGACGACAAATACTTTTACATCTTAATAACATTTGTCGTGCAAGAACAGGTTTTTCTTTTGGTGCAATTTTAAAATCAATAACTGTTGTTCTTGAATGCAATGCAGGTATAATTCTGTTTTTGTAATTACAAGTAAAGATAAATCTACAGTTAGAAGAGAACTCTTCTATGAATGCTCTAAGTGCAGGTTGCACTGATTCTGCAGAAATGTAATCTGCCTCATCAAGGATAACGACCTTTGGGCCACCACCTAATGAAACAGTACTTGCAAAGTTCTTGATTTTAGTTCTTAGGGTATCAATAAGTCTACCTTCATCAGAACCATTGATTACAATAAAGTCTGCACCCAGTTCATTACAGAGAGCCCTAGCGACTGTTGTTTTACCAACACCTGCAGAACCACAAAGTAAAAGATTGGGTATCTCTCCCTGTTTTACAAATTCTAAAAATTGAGTTTGAAATTCTTTTGGTAGTATCGTTTCCTCAATCTTTTGTGGTCGATACTTTTCTACGTATAAAAATTCGTTCATAATAAATTAGATACTCCCCACCGAGTTTCTAGTACAGTCCACCATGATGAGTTGGACTGCTCCCGTGATAATAGTTGAGACTTGAACTTTAATCACTCCAAACAACTTAAGATGCTGTATAAGAACTATCGGGTTCTAATGCAATGAAGTACTCAACTTCAACATCTGTATTTTTAAAGTGTGAGATTCCTTTTGAGGAAACTTGCACTTCATAATTACCTGTTAGAATTTTTAGATTCTCAATCTTGAAATTCATTTGGTATTTATCTCCATTACCTTCTGCAACCGTTCTACTAAATGTATTGGATGTTGCATTCTTTTTGTCTTTCACTGTAAGTGTGACTGTGGTTCCATCTGACTCTAACACTAAATCATTGACACCTAGAACACTAGATGCTTTCTGTAAGTCTGTTAACAGAGTTGATGTTATTGTAAATGTCACTTCTGAAGAAGGCATGGTTATCATTTTCTCGGGTGCAACAACCATTCCTTCAGATGCATAGAAATAATCCATCTTTGAATTGGTGTCTTCTACCGACAATTTTTCGGGGTTGAAATTAAACTCGGGGTCGTCTAACAAAGAAGTTGCACCCAAGAACTCTGGCAAATTATATATTGCAAAATCCTGTGGGAATGATTCTTCGATTGTAGCAATCGCAAGAATGTTTTTCATGTTAGAAATAGTTTCCAGTTTATTTCCAGTTTTAACTCGTATACCCGAGTTTATGGTTGAGAAGTTCTTTAGAACGTCCCTTGTATCATTACTAATTTTCATCACTTGTGTTTCTCCTTATCGTGAACATGTAGCATAAAGAGAGCATAGTGCAAAACTTTTAATAAGTCGGCTCTATTCCTCCCACCTTTTTTTCCGTATCGTTGTGCATATTTCATTATGTTTCCGATACAAAAACCTTCACCATGTCCACTGTCAATTATAAATTCAGTGGATTGGTATTTGTTTAGACTGTAGTGTTGGTCATAGGTGTTATCAATATAAGAGGCAAGTTCCTTTAGGGACTTGTCCTCTCCATATTTGTAATCTATTGACTTTACTTTTTTTCCAAACATCTTAATCATTATACTCTGAAGACTCTGTTTCGTCAACAGGGTTTTCTGCATTTAGGTCAACCCCAGCATCAATCTTGGAGTAGAGGTCGAGAATACTATTTCTAGTCTCTTCGTCAAACCTTGAAATACACATGGTTATTGACTTCAGTTTGTCATTGAACATTCTGTATGCATTGACAATGTGAACTAATCTTCTAGTAGTCACGACATCGTCTATCGCACCTTCATAGTAAGTTTTTCTGATAATGTCTGCCCAGTCAACAAGTTTGTGACAGAACTCGGTATCGACTTCACCAGTCAATGCCATTTCTTTTTTAAGGATAGACCTTTCAGTGGTCACTGGTGGATATTCTTGTTGCATTGTAATTGCAAATCTTTCCAACATTGCCTCATTCATGATTTGAGTTCCTATGAACTTTCCATCATCAGACCCTTGTCCTTTAGTGTTTGCAGTTGCAAGAATTGTGAACCCTTCTTTAGGAGTCACCCACTCACCAGTTTTCTTGATTAGATAACCTTTACCTTCAAGAACTGATTGTAGACACATCAACTTGTTTGAACCAAGGTCGACTTCATCTAATAGAAGTACAGCACCTTTTCTCATTGCTTTGATAACTGGGCCTTCTCTGAAGAGAACATCCCCACCTTGTAAAGTGTGACCACCCATCAAATCGTCTTCATCAGTCTCAATAGTAATATTGACTCTGTAAAGTTCTCTCTTAAGAGTCGCACAAGTTTGTTCAATCATTAATGTTTTACCATTACCACTTAGTCCAGTGACAAATACTGGAAAGAAGATTTTGGACTTAATGATATTCTTGATATCTTTGAAGTGTCCAAAAGGAACATAATTTTCCATCTTCTCGGGAATGATTTTTACATTGTCAAGTGAGTTGACAGCAGTAGTTTTTGCAGCCACTGGCATATTTGAAGGTTTTGAAATTGCAGGAATCGGTGCAGATTTTACAGGAGTTTGAACTTGGGGTTCATAACCACCATTGTATCCACTGACAACTGCATGTAGATTAAAGATACCATTATCTTTAAAACTGTATCTTGAAGATTTAACCCAGTATGGCATACCACCCACATTTTCAAAATCTTCTTTAGTGAAGTTTGTTTGATTTGGGTATGCAGATGTTAAACCCTGTAGGAACTCCTTCCTATCGGGTGTAAAGTGAAAGTCCTTCCCGTCAATGACGATGGACTCGGTTCTGTCATAAGTTCTTTGATTCATAATATAGTCTCCTTAGTTAAATCAGTTTATTTTCTCATCTTGTATAGTATACAAAAAAGTGAGGGGCATTGTCAACCCTATTTGCATATTTGCAGTAAAGATTTTATTGAGTTCTCAATAGGTTTCTCTTTAGGGTTTCCGAACTTGTCCATGTTCAAGTGCCTCTCATAAACACCTTCACCTTGGTTAGTCCATACCCTAAATGCTTTACACTCAACACCTAGTGTTGCACATTCATTTGCATTATCACATTTGAATTTCTCACAAGGACTTGGGCCAACATCTTGTATTGCATCTGCAAAAGCACTGTAATCCGTTTGGTGTGAAATGTAATATGCTTCGTCTACTTTTAATGTATCTCTCATGATGTTTTCTCCATGATTGTTTTTAGTGTATACCTGTTATCCAGTAGTGTCACTTCAAAAGTGTCAAGAACAAAATCATGTTCTACTAGATAAGGTGCTTCTTCTTTTCTTGATTGCAGAACCATTACCCTATTAGTAAAGTCCCTGTAATCGTCTCTGTCTAAAATGAATGTTTCATTCATCATATATTTTCCTTCCATTATGCTATCTCCTTGATAAACTCGTTAGTTAAAAATCTTGATGTAGTTTTTGATTTCTGATTTCTTTTGAATGCAGCCATCACTCTCGTTTTCTTTGCATCGATGAACTCTTCTCCAAGTTCATCGGAACCTTCAGTCCCTAGGGTGTTTCCTGCAGCAAGGAATAACTTATTGTATCCGTGAGCAGAGAATACTTTACCCTCTTTTCTAATCTCTCTCCAAGTTGCATCAACATCAATGTTCTTGGTCTTGTATTCTTTAGTTTCTGCAATGACTGGATATAAATCTCTCTTCCCATCAAGAACAAAGTATCCAGTGACGGTCACATTACAAGTTTGTGAAATCCACTCTAAGAGATTTTGAGTCGTTGCAAAAGCATCTCTTCCACCATATGAATTAGAATTTGTAAGTGGGAAAACTTTGTTTGTATATGGGTCAATCATATCTCTAGAAGTTTTTCTTCTCCAACTATATTCTGAAGCATCATTACAGTTCTTATCTTGTTCTGCATAGTCTTCTTTTTCTTCGTTAGTTGTTCTAAGATACTCAGCACCGTGAGAAAACCCATCAGTAATAACTGTTAAGATTGACTTCTCAATCCCGTATTGTGCATTGAACTCGGGAAGGATTTTTCTTAGAATAACCAAACACTGGTCTAGTGGAGTTCCACCTAGTCTATAGTTTCTAGGGTGGAATGTTGTTTCCAAATCCCAGTATCTTCCATTTTCTTCGATAGTCTCGAATCCTTCATAGAACTCATTGTATGTTGCAAGTGCTTTCTCATAGTTTCTCCAACTAAGATTAGAGTTCCAGTGGTTTGCATAGATACATCCTAAGTAAGTCAACATTTCTTTATGTTTTCTATTGTTCATTTCGTTAGACATAATCTCAATTAGTTTACCATCATTTCCATAGTAGTCCTGTTTTGTTTCTTCGGGAGTGTAATAACAATCACTGAAAAGATAAACTCTATAAGGGATGTTAACTTTTCTACAGAACTCTGCAAGAATGAATGTTTGTTCTAAAAGGTCATTGACTTGATTATGAATTGAACCACTCCAATCAAGTAAAACAGTCAACCCGTGGTTTTTACCTTCGGGAAGATATGTAGCTCTTTTGAAGATATCGTCAATGATTTGGTATTTTGCAAGTCTATTCATATCTAACTTACCAGTTTTACCACTGAATGCTTTCTTAGAAAGTTGTGCAGACTGTTTCATTTCAAACTCTTTTGCCATATGAGCAACAATCTTTTTGTTTTTGTTTTCTAATTTCTTTGCAACAAAACAACCTCTCTGATAATTCTTAGTCCAAGTGTCTTCTTGAGCATAGTCGGGTTTAGTGTCAACATATTCCTTCCACTCACTCAAAACAGTTTGGAATGGAACAACATCTTTAGACATATCATTGTTTTTGAATATTGGTTTTAAGTTGATTGAAGTCTTAATGATATTTTCATCAGAAAGAAATTGGTCTTCACTGTTATGTGCATAATGTTCTGTAATAGATTCTCTAGCACCGTCTTCTTGGTCGTGGTATCCATCTGATTGACCACCTTCTTTACCACCAGTAGACTTGACTTGGTTATCTGATTCATCAGTATCACCTTCTTGGTCTGCATCGTCTTCTGCATCATCACCACTGTCGGTGTTCAACTCGGGAAGTGTATCCTCTTCGGCATCCTCTTCGTCTGAATCTCCACCATCAGCAGATTCTTGAGATTCGTTTTCCATCTCTTCCATTTCTGATTCTTCTTCGTCACCCTCTTCATCTCCGTCAAGGTCAAACATTTGAGGAACTAACATTTCATCATCTTCAGTTCTTGTTTCGTTTTCTTTAGACCACTCATAGATTGCAGTTGCACATTCAACAACATCTTCCCAAGTCTTACATGCCTCTGACATGTCTAAAAATTCTTGTTCTACTTTATTGAACTTAAGACCAAGTCTTGAACCGACCTTAGTTTGTAAATTGATTTTGTCAATCAATGAAAGTTCTGCAAGATTTCTTTTTTCTAGTTGGAAGAAGTCCATTTCCATTAACTCATTATATGCAGTAAAGAATGACTTCCTTAATCCTTGGAATTTATCTTTGATTGCTTTCTCAATCCTAACGTCTTCAACAACATTAAGATATCCTTTAAGTGTTCTATTCATTTCTAATGCAGAGTGAAGTCCCTCGTAAGGTGTATTCAATGCATGTCCAACTTCATGTCCCATGAATAGGTCATAAAGTTCTGCAGACATATCTTCTTTAAATATAGGACAAGCAAGTATCCTATTCTTAACATCGAAGTATGCAGTTGGTATTTTCTTATGGACAACAGTGATGTTCTCTGTAGCCATGAGTTTTGCAAGTTGGTCTTTTTGGTTTTTATTTATCATGTTTTAAGTATACAAAAAAGTGAGGGGCATTGTCAAATTTATTTTTTAAGTTCAACAAACTTTCTCCTCGATTTAGAAAATTGTTTCATTGGAGACTTAAAGATTATCTCATCTTTAGTCCCAGTCTTGATGTATCCAACTAAGTGTCCAGCATCATTGACCATGTAAGTGTGATTGGATATTTCCCAATCTGTAATTTCTTTAAGATATTTCATTATGCAACCTCTAATGGCATTAACATAGTGTATGGTTCATAACAACCACTTACACCGATTGCAGAGTTATCACAACCTCTTCCATCCATCCATATCTCCAACTCAATGTTTGCAAATGAATTGACTGGAAGGAATATTGGGTCGAAAGTAGTATCCATATTAGTCT